TGTAATACACCTCAACGGGCTGCATTTTCAAATACTCAAACAGCCTAGAAGCGTCTTTGTGCAGTTTGGACCCAAAAAACATGCGCTGGACGCCCCGGCGTTTGGCCTCGGTTTCTACCGCCCGAAAAAGCTTTACGCCTTCCATGCGCCCGCGGATGTTAGGGTGGGTCCAGAAGATGTCCATCTGAAGGGTCAGGCAAGTGCTGTAATGCAGACCGGGAAGGACAAAACCGACGAAATACCCGACCAGCCGCGCGTCTTGCCGCAGCGTCACGACAAGGAGTTCGCCGGCGGCCTCGCTGGCCGCGTACACGTCGTACCGCATGGACAGCGGCACCTTGTCCTTGTTCAGCGCCAACTCTTCCCAATGCGCGGGAAAGAGTTCTACTGCGTCAACAAGGAACTCGCTCCAAGGTTCAACTTGCGCCGTAATCACGTCAGCCGCTCCGAATATCTACGATGCAGACAATCCTGTCATCGTCGCTGTTGTTTACGACGGAATGTGTCACGCGAGTGTTGACCCACCAAACTTCGCCGGAGCGAAAATTGACGGTTTCGTCTTCGCAGTGAAACAGTGCGCCGGGGCGGGATTGTAACGCAATTTGATACCGGGTGTAAAATTCGGCTGCCGTGCCGCGGTCGACATGCGGGTATATGATGGCGCCTGACGGCAGCTTGGTGACGACCACGCGGCCCAACTGAACTCCATCAACGCGGCGAATTAGGTCCAGCACCAGCCGGCGCAGCGACGGCAGCGCCGTCCATGCAGGATAGGGGCGCGTCTGGATGTCGTTGGTAACGGCGGAAAGATCATCGGACACCTCGTTGAACCACAGCCAGATGTCGTTCGCCGCGCTGTGAGCGGTTTCTGGATGTGTAGTCCGAAGGGTGTTCTGGTCCCATAGTTCGGGCTGCACCGCCAATTCGCGCAGTACCGGCGTAACGTCGACGTGTTCGGCTACGCAGAGAAAATGCTTCACTGCGTCACCTGGCGCCCGCTGGCGCGAATGTTGATCGCCGAAGCCGTGCCGGCAATCGTGGAGATGAACCCGCTCGGGGCCAGTATCTGGCCCACGATCTCAGGAAAGGTGTAGGTTTCGCCGGCCTGCAACGTTTTGGTCTTGACGATCAGGTTGTCGTTGCCGGCGGACCCGGCGGCCGTGACCAGATTGACGCTGATCGTCGCGGCGGCGGCGCTGTAATTGGTCGCTGTAAACTTGTCGATGATGGTCGTCACGCCGGTCGAGGTGTACTGCGTCGTCTGCGCGGCTTCGGCGGTCTTGGCCGGGATCAGAACGGTTACGGTAACGGCCATGTTACACCCCTTGGTTCGACGGCACGGAGGCCAAAGATACAGTCACTATAGCAGACGGCGTAGCCGGGCGCACAGGCCCGGTCTGCGGGCCGATGTACTGGATTGTGGTCGCCGAATTGGTGGTCGCCCACATCAACTCAACATAGTCGTTTGGCGCTAATTCCACAAACAGATTTAGCGCCCCAATCAAGTGTCCGTCTACGCCGCCATGACGGTTAGGCACCGAGAACTGGCTGTTGGTGTCGGCCACGTTCGTGCCGTTCTTCCTCATCCACACGTCCGTGTCGTGGATGTTGGCGTCAGTATTGACAAACTGGATGCTGAACTGGACGTTGTAAGTGCCCGCGTCATGCACGATAATCTTAGATTTGCACGTCCCGGTAATGGTCGTGGACGCCACCGTCTGCGCGGCGCTGACAATGTAATTGCCTGTGCTGCCGTCGGTGCCCGTGGACTGCGACACGATGTAGGTGCCCGCCGTAACGCCCGTGCCGGTAATGACCATGCCGGGGTAGATAGGCCCGGCGCCGACCGCGGTCACGGTCATGGTGGTGCTGGCGGGGCCGATAGACGCCGTAAACGTCGCCGTGCGGTCCTGCAACTCGACGTTCCGTTCTATCTGGATCGTGTCGTAGACCAGCGGATACGCCGTTGTGGTAGAGCCGTCGGGTTGGTTGACGGTGCTATAGAACGCCCCAAAAACAGGGTTAGGCGCCTGCGGCGTAAGCGGCGGCGTAAGAGAAAGCCCTTGCACCTGGCTCTGCAACACGGCAATCTGCGACTCTTGTGCCGACCCGTCAGGCGCTGCCAACACGCCCGCAAGCTGCTGGGCCGCGGCAAACTGTTCGTCCGTGGCGCTAGGCGGCCCGACCTGAAGGTCTTGCAGCGAAGTCGCGTTGTTGCCGCCGCCGGTTAGATTGAACAGGTTAAAGAAAAACCGATACCACTCCCGCGACAACAACCCGGTGCGGTCGTCGATAAACGGGACGCGCGGTGCCGGGATGTTGGTGATGTTAGGTGGGCTAGGCATTGGTCGGGCTGGCGCGCAGTTCAGCGCCCATGATGGCAATTTTTACCGCGTCGGTGCCAGACACCTCGTACACGCGGTCACGGATTTTAAGCGTCATCCCCAGCCGGCGCCAGAAGGCGCGCTTGCCGTAATTGCCTATAAGGCCAATAGAGGTCCAGTGTTCGTTGGACCATGTGTGGCCGCCGTCGTCGGACCAACGCAGCATAACTTGAGGATTATAGCCGGGAGCCGCCGGGTAACTGGTTGTGGTCAGGTACATTGGCGGCACAAACGGAAAGGGATAATCGGGCACGTCGGCTATAAATTCAAAACCGTCGTTGGCTTCAGTCGTCAACTCTTCGCCGCTTTCGGTGGTAATGTCATTTTGCACATATTCAGCTATCAAAAGATCGCCGTTCTCCGCAATTAAATCTTCCGCGTCATACGCTGGATATTGCGCGAGTCCCACGCCCGTTTCGCAGTCCAGTTGCAAGCTGTGGTGCGTCGTACGAAGCAACGTGTTTTGGCCCGGCCGCAGCGCCCGCCATGACCGCAGCCAGCGTTGAATGTCTCCATTGTCGGCGTATACGTCTAAATCAAAAGCGTAGATGTTGCCGTTCTCAAAATCGCCGACAACAATTTCGTCGTTAAACGCCATCTGGCAGTTGCTGCGATGGCGCGTGAACTCGCCGTTGGCCCAGCCCGCGCGCTCGTGCCAGGCTTGGGTAGCCACATCGTACACCCATGTCGTATTGGCTGACGGAAAGACCAACACATAGAACGAATGGCCGTCTTGCTGATAGGTGTAGCCAATTGCGTCGGACAAATTGCCGTACTGTTGGATTTGCCATTCGACCGCATGGGTCGAAATGCGTTGCCCAATATATCCATTAGCGCGGTACACCATCCCGCGCCCGCGGGCGTCAGCGCCCAACCAAAACACGGTGTTGTCCATCTTGGCGACCGAATAGGCCGCCGTGCATCCGAGTTCGTTTGACGCGCCTTGGATACGCTGGAGAGGGAAATCCGCGGTGCCGGCGTCGTACCAGACCTCGGTGGAATTGGTGCCAAACAGCCAGATTTCGCGGTTGCTGACTGTAAGAGATACAAGCCCGTCGGGTGATCCTTCGGCGCTGGCAAAGTCCAGCGGGTCAATAGCGGAACCGTCAAGCAGGCTCGTTACCCACACCTTTTGGCTATTGGGTTCGTTGAAAACAAAATACCCATCCAGGTATCCAACAGTGACCGCGCCGGGAAAATCAGGGTCCGTGATTTGCGCGAACACATTGGTGCTAGAGTTATAGATGTAGCTTGGACCGTTGGCGGCTACGAACAGTTGGGTGCCGTTGTCTGACATGGATACAGGGCCGGTGTTTGCTATAGTGCCCAGCGCCGTTGCGGTCCACGCCGTTGTGATTTTGTAGAGGGTATTGCCCGACACAGCATACCCAAACCCGCCAAATTGCCACAGGCCGCGGATCGGCCCGGTGCCTATTGTGGCCAGAAGACGCAGACCTGGCGCCCGCTGAAGAAACGCCGGTTCCTTGCCGCCTTCCGGTACGAGTTCTGGAAAGAGGTTGACCATGCGGCTGTCCGCAGCGTTGACGCTGCGGGCCACATAAGTTGAGCCAAGGATCGGCGTTTTCATAAATTACGCCAGCACGGCGCCGCGAAGCGACACGGCCCACCAATCAGTGCCAAGGAACTGAAGAATACAGGCGTCGCCGACAGCATTAAACGTGATAGTTGTGCCGGCGCCAAGGTTGGTAGGCGTCAGAATGCCGGTGTCGCCGCCTGCGGCTTCTGCAACATACACAATAACCTTAATCTGGCCTTCCACGCCATCCGCCAACGTCAGAGCGTTTCCTGTAGCAGTAGAAGTAAATTTGGTGGTCAGTTGCGTAATATTAACCGCGCCAGCGCCAGA